CGCGCACGTTGATGGCCGCTGCCGTGGTGTTGGCAATGCTGAATTCCTTGAGCAGCGTGCGGGTGCTGGTCGGTACGGTGTACAGCGTTGTGACACCTGTTGTGATGGCCGCCTGGCCCAGCTTGGTGGGTGTGATTACATCGAAAGCCATGTGAGCACCTGATTTGACCGCACCGAGGCGGTTTGGTTTGAGTAAGGCAGGATGCCATTCACATCGTGCGACAGTTCAACATTGTTACGCACTGGAGCCAGCGCCAGCAACTCAAGCGCTTGGGCCAATCTCGGAATGGCGTCGAGCGCCTGCTGCACCTTGGCATTAAGCACCGCATCATCGACGGCGGTATCCTGCGCCAGCGCAATGATCTGGGCCAGTGCGTTGTTGGCATTGGCTGCAGCACTGTCTGCCTGATACTCAAAGTCGGTTCCGATAATGACCTGAAGTTCATCCACGGCAGAAAACAACAATTCAAACTGCCTGATCTGCTGTTGATCGGTCAAAAATGCCGAAAGCTGATCACGCGTCAGATTGAGTTTTCGAGATAAAGGTGCAGCAGCCATCAGAATGCCAACGCCTCGATCTGGGCTTCAAGCCGCACAAAAGACACGTGCGCGTCGCTGTCACCACGGAAGCACTGAATACGCCAGTTCCTCATATGGCCCTGCTGAAGCCACGCCAAGCGCTTGTTGCTGCCAATCGTGCCGACTGAGATAAAACGCTGCTGGCTGTATGCCTTCCCGTCGAGGCTGTAACTGGTGCTGATCTGCGGGTTGGTGCCTATGGCCACGCTGCCGGTCAGACTGACAAGCTCCAACTCGTTAAAAATCGCCCCATTGCCCTCGTTGTAGACGATAAGAGTGCCAAACTCCCATCGTACTTGAGCGCCCCAATGGTGGCCGGTATCCTGCACCAGGTAGCCAACATTGCTGGATTGTGGATCTCCGACCAGCCACTTATCATAGGCCCAGACCATGTTTCGAGCGCGGTATTGAGCGAAGCCGACGATGGTAGTGACCAGCGTAAACCATACCGGCTCCCCTAGCGCCTCGGATGCCGTTGCGTCATAGACCACGGTGCGGTCAGGAAGGTGGACGTATAGGTGCTGGTGATTCTTGTCGTTGCGTGCCTCTAGTTTTACACCAGCCAGTTGCGCCTCGGTGTATTGCAGGAGCAGGTTGTCTATCTCCTGAGTGCTGGCCTTCTGGGTTACTGCTGATGCGCCGACGTATATGCCTGGTGCCTCGTTGCGACCACTGCCTAAAAATGCAATAGCCTGAATAAAAACACAGCAGGCTTGCGTTCCGACAACGCCCTTTTGAATTTGAGCGCCATCAATCCTTGCAAACGGGAAAAGCTCGCCACCCACGTTGTCGAATACCTCAATGGTGTTGCGGTTCAGGGCATAGATTTCGTTGCGCAGCTTGAGCAGCGCCACCACGGGATCGGGGTCAATTTCGGAGCTTCCGTATTTCAGCGGATTGACAACTAGCGGGTCGGTCAGTTCGGTGACGATCAGGAACTCGCCGTCCGTGGTCATGAAATAACCGTCTACCCACACCACATCGAGCACGATCCCAAGATCGGGGTCGGTCACTTGGGTCAGGGTTGTGCCGTCCCAGTAATACAGCCGACCACCGGATGCGATGGCCAGCTCGTCGAAGCTGTAGTCGAAAGTCACTAGCTCGGTTATGGGGCCACCCACATCGCCCAAGGTGGTCACTGTGCCGTTGCTGTCTATCTCGACCAGCTTTGTGCCCATCACACGATATAAACTGTCCTGCCAGTTAATGCCACCGCGGTCGATGCCTGGGCCTGTGCCGTTGGCCACAATGCCATCGCCAGGGCGCAGGAAACCGTTGCTGATACCGGACTTCTTCGGCACCGGCACCATGTTGATAGGGTAGCTGGTGCGAAGCTCCGGCGTGCTGTCAGAATATATGCCGTTGAGGATGGGGATTTGCATTTACTTCTTTGCCTTGTTTCGGGCCGATATTTTCCTAGCCTTCTCCTGTGCATCAGCCTTGGACGATGCGCCCCATGCCCTCAAGCTCAACAGCAGGCGGGTAGGTTCACCGTTCTTGTATTCAGGGCCAGCACTGCCACCCATACGGGCCAAGAATGACGCCCTGCGCGGATTGTCACCCGACTTGACAGGGGGCTTCAGGTTCATGCCTTCGGCCTTGGCTGCGGCACGCCCTTTGGCGTTTAAACCGCCCTTTGGGTTTTGGCCTTCCTTACGCGCATAAGCGGGGGTTTTCATCTAAAGCCCTTGATCTTTGCTGCTATCTTTTTAGGCTGCTTCGCAAACTGCTTGCCTGCCTTCGTAGCCTCGCGTTTCGCCCTGGTGGTCGCTGCATACTCAGCCGCAGACAGGGCTTTTATAGCTCTGGCCGGCAGGTAGCGTTCTCCAGTCTCTGACGAAGGCTTGCCCGACTTTGTGCGCCAGTCCTGGCGCGACCAATCCTTCAGGCTTTTCTGCGGGGCTTTCATCGGTATCCTCCGCCTTTTTTCTTGTATTCCACTGCCAGCAGTTGTGCCTTTCTTCCACTCCATTCGCCCGGATCGCCGCCCTTTGTGCCAGCCTTGATTTTCTGAAACAAGGCTTTCCGCATGGTCGGCTTCGTGTAGTTGCCAGCCGCATTGACTGTGGACTTAGCAGCCATTATGCGACTGCCGCACCACGTAATCCAACAACCCACCAGTCAGTGCCAGCAAACTGGAGCGTTACAGCATCACCAACAGCGTTGAATGTGATGGTGGTTGCACTGCCGAGGTTGGTCGGGGTCAAAACACCAGTATCACCACCAGCCGCCTCTGCGACATAAATAATGGTCTTGAGTTGCCCTTGTGCGCCATCCGCAAGGGTCAGAGCATTACCGGCAGCAGTCGATGTAAAAGCGGTAGCAAGGCTGGTGATATTGACAGCGCCGGGGCCACCCAATGCTTGAACCGTTGCCGATGCGCCAGTGCCACCATTTGCGACCGGCAATGCACCGGTGACGCCAGTGGTCAGCGGCAAACCTGTGCATGAGGTAAGCGTGCCAGATGTCGGAACTCCGAGGATCGGGGTAACTAAGGTCGGGGTGTTTGCAAATACAGCCGCACCAGTTCCAGTTTCATCCGTCAAGGCTGCTGCAAGATTGGAGCTGCTTGGAGTTGCCAGAAAGGTTGCCACACTTGCACCCAATCCAGAGACACCCGTTGCAATTGGCAGGCCGGTGCAACTGGTAAGAGTTCCAGAAGTCGGCACGCCGAGGATCGGAGTCACAAGCGTCGGGCTGGTGTTGAATACCAACAGACCGGTGCCGGTCTCGTCGGTCATTGCTGCACGCAGATTTGCGCTTGATGGTGTGGTTAACCACGACTGAATACCTGCCGCATAAACAGTCGTTAAATTTATGTTATACCAGCTATTTGTAGGCTGATAAAACCGAATTGCTGTTCCAGTTCCAGCCCCCAATGAACTCACAGCGCCATAAACAGCAGTTGCACCATTGAGTGCAATGGTCAGGGAAGTGATCTCTTGGGTCGTAGTGATCAGCACCGTGGTGCCATCAGGCACGCCAGTGTTCAGCGGCAAGGTGATCGTGCCAGTCGCCAGCGTGCCGGCAGGCTGCAACAGCATCCACTGGTCATTGCTGACAGGTGTCGGAACCGTGATATTGAAGCCAGAGCCGGGAACGTAAAGATTCACCGCCAGCGTTGGCGATGCAAAACTCTGCTGGAAAAACGTCAGCAAAGAGCCAATCGAGGTGCGCCTTGCATCGCCATTATTGGGCGAGTAGACGGGAAGCTGGTCGCCGCTGGATATGGTGCTCAGGACTGGCAACTGGTTAATGGTGGGCATGATCTTCCTTATTAGAATTCGATAGGCCCATCAGGGCCAGCGTTTACAGGCAAATAGGGGGGCCGCACAAACGGGTTATCGGTGACTCTCCACGGCTTGTTGCCAGCGCCCGATGGGGTCGTGGCTGGCAGTTGCTTCTCAAGCGGGAAGGTGGCCCTCTGCAGCAAGATGTCGTAGCCCTGCTTTGCAGTGGTCTTGGTCTCTATCATCACCTGCTTGCCGTAGCTTGGGGCCAGCCTAATGCCCAGGCTGCAGATAATAGCCTCGTAAGCGGAATCGGGAACGAGCGTATCCTCGTCAAGGTCGCTGTCCTGTGGGCTGGATGGCAAAGGATAGCCCAGGCGTATGCCTTTGGCGTTCCAGTCGGCCATCATTGCATCTAGCCGGCGCAGGGCAGAGTCAAGCTGTTCTGGCTGCAGATCAAACACATAAGACGCAAGGCCGATTTCCTCAAAAGCAGCGCTTATGAATTGTCGTTTTTTGTAGCCCATGCCGATTCCTCGATGTGTTTAAGTAGTGTCGCATCTGACCAGCGTTTGTCAACCTTCAGCCCGATCACTTCGGCTTGTTGCAGCATTTCATTACGTGTTGCAGGGCCATTGTCTACAGGCGCTTCAACTTTAGGCTCCCGTCTACCAATCGGAGTCGGACAAACCTGCTTTATTGCTTTGCGCTCAATGGTTTGCGCCTTTTTCAGCCTGCGCTTTTCCAACCGCAATTCCTTCCACGGGGCCAGAGCCTTTGTCTTGATAATTGCGGCAGATTTAATCATTTCATCTTTTTCATCGGTGCTTTACCTGGCTTGCCAGCGGCTTTTGCCGACTTGCTTGCCATGCCCAAAGCCATAGCGACGGCTTGCTTTTGGGGCTTGCCTGCCTTCATTTCCATAGCAATATTCTTGCCGATTGATTTCTTTGAGTAACCCTTGGTCATTGGCATATCTTTCTCCATTAAAAAACAGGCCAGCATCTCTGCCGGCCTGTCTTGGTTGGTTAGCCGATCCGATACGAAACGAAGGTTTCGGCAGCAGTCTTGCGAGTGCGCCATGCGCCAGAGGTAACGGTGGAAACTGCGGCAGTGCCGACAATCGTGTGACCCGTTGCGGCGGCTGTAACCGTGAAGGCATTTGCGCCCGTAGCGATTACAGACCAGTCGAACGAATCACCAATTTCAAACTCACTGGCAGCGTCCAATACCGCACCGGTCGGCAGCGTGCCAGCAACAGCAGCAGCCGTGGTGGAGGTAACGATACCCGACAGGATCATCGCAGCGGTCAAGGCACCGGTAGCGTTCAGCACGCCAGGCGTTCCTTGAAGCTGAAACTTCCCATCATCCGAAACAACCGGATCGGTGCCAACCGCGTAAGTTGCACCCGACGCGCCGGCCTGAATGGTCACATTCGTGGCATTCGTGAAAGCGGCAGAGACGTAGGTGGTGTTCTCGACTACGGTCAGCAAGTCCTGCGATTCAGGGAAATTGGGATAACCAACTTCCTGAAACACACTGGCCGGCGAGTAGGCTTGGACGGCGATCTTCTCGCCTGCCGGCACAGTAACAACAGCGGTGCCTTGGGTAAAAATTCTGTTAAAGCTCATGATTTATCTCCTTACGGCGTTTGATTGAACAAGAGAATACCGGACATCTCAGGCTGTTTGTTGACCACGCCGAAAAGGGTATCTAGGCGATACTTGGTTTTCATCGTGTTCACATCATATTGCTTCTGCATCACCAGTTCGATGCCCTGGTCGGTGGAGGCACGCATCACTGCGACGCCAGCATCCGAGGGAACAGCGTAACGACCCGGCAGGATTTCAAGCGCATCTTTCTGCCAGAAGCAGTTGATCGGCGCAGCATCCACGTTCAGGCGATTGATGGAACGGCCAGCAGCAGCGGTCACGATGCAGTTTTGATACTGCAGTTCGGCATCCGTTCCACCTTGTGCCGAAATGATCGGCGGGGTGATAACGCAAGTCGTGCCGGTCGTAACGCTCACCACGCGGAAGGTCTTGGAGAATCCAGTGCCTTGCTTGGTGATGTGATGCACAGCTTCCACGCCTTCAATTTCGATGGCGGTGCCAGCCGGCAGGTCGGTGGTGCTGGACACGGTAATCGTTTGGAAACGATTGTCCACGTTGCCAGTCTCACCGGTTGTTGCGGTGCTGGTAGCGACCGGCACGTAAAAGTTGCTTGCGCCAACCAAGGTGCTCATGGTCGGATCGGCACCAGTTGCAGCCGCGATGCGGTTCGCGTAGTCCAGTTTGTAGGTCTCAAAGCCTGCGACCATACCAACGTAGGAACGCTCAAACGCATTGTTCGACTTGTTGCCGGCAAAGCTGCGCGAAACAGATGCGCCACCAGCGCCACCAGCAATGTTGCCAGCGATGCCGTTGTAGTCGCGTGACGATAGAGCCATGTAACGGTCAAAGGCTTGCACGCCCTGCTCGTTCATGATGCTGTCGCAGAGAGCGATGTCATCGTAATCACCAGCCGCAGTGCTGACGGTGACCACCAAGCTGCCGAGATTGGCGGCGGTGTTCATGATGGCGATGTTGATGTCGGAGGCCAGCTTTTGCTTGGCGGCTTCGCCCAGGCGACCTTCTTGCAGGGCATCACGCAGTTCAAGCGCATCCAGGATGAACGGCACCGACTTCTGGAAGCCGAGCGTAGCGGGAACGGAAAGCTGCGTGTAGTTGCCGAAATTGCCCGTCTGATCCATGCCATCGTAGGACTGCGCGATGTAGGGCTGGGGGCGGTAGATCACGTTGTTGGTGCGCTCCATCATCGAGCCGTCGGTGTTGTAGACGGACACGTTCCGGGAAAGCACCAGGGCGTCGTTGAAGCCTTCGAGGATGTCCTCAAAGGCAACGCGCTCTTCCTTGCTGAATGAATTACTCATGAAAATCTCCTAAATGTTTATTTGGATGCTGATCGTTTTTGCGCTTTGTAGGCAATGACTTTAGTCATGTTGCCAGTCCGCGACGCATCTTCTCTCAGCCGTTCAAGGGTTGAGTCCACCGCCCCAGATACTCGGCCAGTTCCTGACACAATTTTCTCGGGCGGCGGGGCTGCTTTGCGGTTGGTTACTTTCAATTCTTTCTCCAGTTTCGCTACCGCAAAAGCAAACTTTACGGGGTCTTTGATGTCGGACAACTCCTTCGCCTTCTTCGGGTTCTTGCCAATCGCGTAAATGACGAGCGCGGGATTATCCGCACCTTGCAAAACTATTCCTTGCTGGGTGACGTTAAAGACCTCCTGGGCGACTGCCTCGGCATCTTCAAAGTCCTTGACTCGCAGCTCAGCTTTCGCCTTGCCGTAGCCTTCCAGCTTGGACTGCCACGCCTTCTGCTGAGTCATAACTTCAGCTTCTTGCTTGGCATTGGCATCGTCGGCCTGGCGCTTGCGCTCAAACCAATCTGCCATTGCTACCTCAAACTTTTCGGCGTCGTAATCGTGTTCTTCAAGACTTGGCTTTTTGCCCAGCACGACCGGCTTGGTCTCAGTCTGTGCGGTGCTTTTCAGCTTGCCCTGCAGTTCACGGTTCTGACGCTGTAGTTCTCGGTTCGTCTTACGCAACTCTCTTACCCATTCAGGCGCTTGAGTGTGTTCTTCGGGAGGCGGCGCTTCCTCACCAATGGAGACGATTACTTCGTCCGGTTCGCCCTCGTCATCTTCGGCGCTCTGGTCATCGCTCTGGTCGCCAACGGATTGATTCTCGCTGGTGGTTTCCTCAGTGCTCTGGCCTTCGTCCTCAATGACGATGGTTTCCTCGTCCTCGTTCTCGCTTCCTTCTGCCTTTTTATTCATCTTTGACCCCATCAAACTCACCCAATTATGAACGGCTGGGTGGATGCCATTTTTTTACATTCTCGTCCTTTTCCCGTTATCTGACAACGGGCTGCGTTTGTTCCTGAACAATGCCGCCGATCTCTTGTGCCAGATTCAGCGCATGGTCTTGGGAGTCCATGTCAATGTTGGCCAGCGTCTCGACGGTTTTGGCTCGGCTGAGTTCCGCATCGGCCACGGTCTTTACGGTGCTGGCGCGTGCCTGGGCTGCTTTTGCCGTGGCTTCCTCGGCAGCGGCTTGCAGATACATGGCGTTCGGGTCTTGCGGCTGGCCCTGCATTTCGGCCATGAGTTCCTGCGCCTCGTCCTCGGTCGGCTTGACCACGCCCATGCGGAGCAGCTTTTTCCTGAAATAGGCGTTGGCATCGGAAACGCCTTCGCCTTCCATGTTCATCATCGCCATAGCGGTCAAAACTTGTTGCGTTTCAGGGTCTTGCGTGATCTGCATCATGCCGGTCAAAGCTCGGACCGTTGCCGCACGCTTGCTGCTGGACGATGGGCCAACCTGGGATACAACGTCAAAAGTTGCGCTGCTCATGTCGTTTTCCATCACCATTGCGCCGGTCTCGGTGTCGATGGTGGGCTGCATCAATTCGACCATTCCAGCCTCGCCAGTCGGGGCGATGGTTTTCATCTTCCGCTTGTCCTCGGTGTAAATGTCTTTGGCCATGCTCAACCAGATTTCACCGCAGCGCTTCATGCCCTTTGCAAAGTTGGACATGTAGATGAAGGTCTGCATATCCACGCGGGATTGGATCATCTCCACCGCTTTACCGGAGACGCCAGAAACCATCTTATCGGCACCCTGCTGATTGCCGAGAATGTCCTGCATGTCGGTCTCGGTGATCTGGAGCAGAGCCGCCATTGCCGGCGGAATGGCTGCGCTTTTGGTGTAGGCCATCGGCCCGGCAGCTTGCGTGTTGCCATCTGGCCCGGTGATCGGGTTGATCAGCAGATAAGGGTAATCGCGCAGGTTGTCCTCTGCCCACATCACCTGATGGCCGGCTACCTGCTCAGGCGTCATGATGGGCTTCTCAATGCTGGACAAGGCACTAATCTCGCCCAGCTTGGACAGTTGCATATTCTTGAGGCGCTGGGCATCTTTGGCCAGGCGCACATGGCCCATGCAGCGCTCGATGTTGTCCACAAACCAGCGCTTGCCGTAGACCACGACAATCGGGATGCACTTGCCTGCGATGTAACCGGCATCCTCCAGCACCTTGCCGCCCGACATAATGTATTTTCGGACGCGCATACGCTTGACGCGCTTCTGGCGCACTTCCCGCGTGCCGATGGCAATCAGGGTTTCTTCCAGCGTCTCGTCGTTCTCAAAGTCTGCGGCTGTGTAGCGTTCCTCAACACCGCCGATGGTTTCAAAAATACGGACGGTCTCGCTCTTTTCTTCCAGCTTGTAATACTCGGCCACGAAAACAATATCAGGCGTTGACCAGTCAAACTCGTATTGGTGGATGACCTTCGGCCAGTCGGTAGGATCGTCGTTGTATATTTCCTTGTAACTTTCGCGGGTCATGCTCGTGACCACGAAGCAGTATTTGGCGTCGGACTTGTCCTGGCGCTTGGCGTTCAGGTCAAAGAATACGGAACTGTCAGCGTCGTAGATCGGCTCAAAGCGGATGCGCTGGCGGTCATCGTTCTCATCTTCCTCGTCCTCGTAGACGGTGCGTAGACGCCAGGCACCGATGCCGCCACCGACCGCTTCCTCAAAGGCATTGTCGTAGGCTTCGTCGGCTACGGATGCCTGCTCGTCAGCTCGGTAGAGTCCGTCGCAAACCTCGGCCAGCTTGTCATTCTCTGACCCGTCTTTGGACACATAGTCCACAGTGATCCGGTTGTTGCGGTATTCGTTGACGATCCGAATCACCGACAGCATGATCTTGTTGACTTCAAACTTGGGCTTGTTCTCGTATTGGTAGGCCAATGGGCCTTCCCATTGAGCGCCGCAGAGCGAATAGAAGCGACGGTCTTGCAGGCATTGCAGGCGCTCATCACGCAGCGCGGTCTGGATGTCATTGAACTGCCGCAGGGCTTCAGCGTGCAGATTAGACAGCCGTTGATCGTTCGAGATTCGGGCCATGTTTATCCTTTGGGGGCGATTATCTACCAGCGCTTGACATTCGGCAATGGCAAGAATAGCGCCGGTTTTGTGATTGCCGACCGCCGCACGCCCTCGCAGGCATAGCGCAGGGCGTCGATCACGTGGTTTTTCTTGTCCTCCAGTAGCGGCAGGATTCTACCGGTCAGCGGGTCTTTCTTGTAGGAATAGAGGCTGAGTTCGTCAATGGTGTGGGTGCAGCGCGGGTGAACCACGATGTCGTAGTTTTTCAGGAACTCGATGCCTTCCTCGACCGACTTCGGGCCTTTGACGGCAGTCATGATCTTGG